CCCGTAGGACCGGCTGGGCCTGTTGGACCGGTGACCGTGCTATCTGCTCCGGTTGGACCTTCTGGACCCGTAGGACAGGCTGGGCCTGTTGGGCCTGTTGGGCCGGGGACCGTGCTATCTGCTCCGGTTGGACCTTCTGGACCCGTAGGACCGGCTGGGCCTGTTGGGCCGGGGACCGTGCTATCTGCTCCGGTTGGACCCGTTGCGCCGGTTGCGCCGGTTGCGCCCGTAGGGCCGGGGACCGTGCTATCTGCACCCTTCGGACCTACTTCCCCGGCTGGACCCGTGGGGCCTCGCGCGCCTTGCTCCCCTACCGGGCCTTGGGGGCCCGTCGGAACAACCGTCAGAACCTGCTGAGTGATCGCAGCTACAGACGTACGAACCGTAACGCCATCTTGCACAACGGGAATTTGTTCGCCACCCTGCAAAGCATTTGCGGGCGGCAGTTGTGTGATCGTTGTAGTATCCATCGTCATTCCGTTGTGAGACTATCGCCATCCTCGGTGCCAACTGGAGTGTTAGTCTCAGTCGTTAGCGGGCTCTGTGGTTGGTTGGGGACGTTGCGAGACGCAGCCATGCCAGTGTCCGGGCGGGGATTGCGCAGGGCCTGTGGATCATTTACAGGCACCATGCCTTGGAAATTCTGCGGGTGGTCTGGGCTCCAGCACTCGGTGCACACAAGAAAACTGGTCTTGCGACCGCGGATTGTCTCAGACTTGAGCTTGCCCAACGCATAGCGGAACCCGCAACGGTCGCATATCGCCGCAGCCTTGGCTCCATTCGCGTACTGCGTAGGCACTACAGATGCCCGATCCGCGGGACGAAGCGAACGGGACTTTTATCGCGGTCTTCCCCCTCCGCCAGCATTAGGGCTTCGTCGAACTGAGCCTTCAGAATCGCTGCACGCTCCAAGCCGCCCGGAACCTTCATGGAGAGATGGTAGGCCAAGCCCGCGATCAGGGCCGGCACAAAACGAAACGGCACGTCTTGGGTGTTGCTGCCATTGCCAGCATCCTGCAGGCGGCGCAGGCGCCAGTAGGCCAGCGTGTAGGGCGTAGACCCGTCCGGCACAGGCCAGAGCGTGATCGTGGGCACCGGCGACTGCCGGTTGATGTAGGCCTGAATGGGCTTGCCCGTGTTGTTCTTGTTCGGCAGAGTAGCGTAGGTTGACACGCTGATCCGGGCCACCGAGATGTCCACCTGCGAAGAGCCTGTGCCCGTGCGCACAACGTGCTCGATCAAGTCCACCGTGTCCTCGGGCAAGTCGTACGTGGCGGTGCCAGCAACAAGCGGGATGGTGCCTGAGGCCACCGACCAGAGATTCATACCCCGGTTCGAGAGCTCGTTCAGCACGAGCGACAGGGACATCCGAGCAGACCGGAAGTCATATCCCGTCCTGCCGACGTATCCCGTGCGGGCGTACGCCTCCTCAATGATCTCGGTCAGATCAGGAGCAAATGACGTGGTGCCGGAGGTGGACATTACTTGGCCTTGGGCTTCTTCTTGGCCACGAACTCCTTACCCACCTTGGTGGGCACCTTCACCTTCTTGGCGAAAGCAGGATTGTTCGCAACCGCTTGCATGAACGACTTCTGGGCTTTGGATTTGGCGGGCATCAGATCATCCGTTTCTTAGGTTTGACTTTGCCGCCCTTGCGCATGCCTGCGGCTTCCGCTTCATACTTCCGCTTGGCTCCAGCCGTAGCTTCTGACATAGCCTTGCGCGTAGCTTCGGAAGCCCCTTTTGCACTGGCTTCCGCTTGCGCCATTTTAGCGAACTGCAGGCCCGCGGCTCGTGCCCGCGACGTATCTTTAGGCTTCGGGTACGCGGCACTTTTACGCGAGAGGTCATCGCCCGTATCAACGACCCTTGAGACCCCCGCAAACTTACGTGCAGCGGCATCAGCAGAAGCTCGCATCTTGGCGGTATCCGCACCCGCAGGGGCCTTGCGCAGCGACTCGTACTTGGCCGTGACCGCAGAGCCGGCTTTTTTCGTAGCCTCTTCCTTGGTGTCGGTAGTGAACTTTTTGCCGCCGAACTCAAAAGTCTTGGCGCCAGATTTCCGAGCTGCAGCGAACGCGCTGCCGAATTTAGAGGTTGCCATTAGATCATCCGTCCTTTCGTCTTGCCGCGCGTGGCGCAGCCGTCGACCGAGCCGCCTTTGGCGTAGGTCTTCATCATGCCACCCTTGGCTTTCTTGGCCGCGGGCTTGGGCTTGACCGAGCTGGCGGCGTTGTACGCCTTTTCCGCTTTGGCACGGTCTTTCTCGTCTTGTACGTCTTGGGGGGTCATGGTGGAACCTTTCTAGAAGGATTGTGGCACGAATGCCTACTTTGGGGAAGATGAGCCGTCCATCTGGCGCATGCGCAAGTCATGCGCAGCTTGCTCCCGACGGTCTTGTTTGTGCTTGTAGTACCAGTTCACCGTGAAGCCGGCCACGCCCAGCACGATACCGGCAAGCACTGCGAATTCACTGGAGAGAAACCAGCCACTGATCGTCATACCGGCACCGGTGTACGTGGCTTTGCTACCTACGGCAGCGATTGTGGCGTCAAGGGCGTCAGTACTCATTTCAGCAGTTCCATGCTTTGAGGGAAAGGGCTTTACGAGTGGGCTTGCCCTTCTCGTCTTTCATCGGACCGGGCATGCCCTCCATACGCGCACAAAATGACTTGCGCCGCGCAGCGTCCTTCGGCGTCTTCGGGTTGGGCGCCGGAGGCTTGAGGTTCATGCCTTGGGCTTTCGCGGACGCGCGGCCTTTAGCGTTCAGGCCTCCGGCGGGGTCCTTCCCCTCCTTGCGCGTCCACGCAGCCGTTTTGGGTTTACTGGCCATTTGTTCAGGTCGCTTAATTACTTGAGTTGGTCGGGCAAGTGGCTTCGAGTGCGCTCAGACTCGTAAGCCTTGAGGCAATGATCGCGCTCGGCAACCCAAAACAGCGCATCAATAAAGGGCCGTGCCAGCTTGCCAATAATGCGCCCATCTTGTTCTAGACGCCAAGCAGCGCTGCTGATGGTTTCATCAGGCGATCCATGCCCCAGCGTGATAACGACATACGCCAGCTGATCGAGGGCAATCAAAAGGTTAAATATCCGTCGCCACATCGGGGGTCTCCTGTTCAGAAGCCATCATCAAACCCAGCCGGGACATTGCCTCATGCGGCTCCTGCTCACTGCAATCGCACACATCGAACAGCGCCTGCACCTGTGCCGCGCTGACTGCAAGATGGGCCTGCGTTGCGAGGTGTGCGGCGACTGCTGCGCGGCCCGGCGAGTGGATTGGCTCTGCGTCTGCCGGGTACTGCGTCAGCGGCATGAGTGCCGCAAACGGAGCGTCGATCAGGCCAACGCTGATCCAGTGCGTTGCGGGTAGCTTGCCGGACGGTGACAGCGGGGTGCCCCACATCCCGGAACCCGATGATCCTGCGATGGCGGCGGGCAGTTGACGGGCAAACTCGACTTGCTTGTCGGGCACGATCATGCAGCGGTGAGCCCAGGTCATAGTGTCACTCCAGTCTTTGCAGCCATCCAAACCTCAGTCTGCTCAATCGTTTCAATCGGCAGGTTGTCCCCGAATCGGATGATGCCGCCGTAGAAATGCCCGTTAAACGGCAGAATAGTGCCGCCGCGTCGGAAGAGGTAGAGGGGGTATGGGTTGAAGTTGCCGGTGCCTTGGTCTGCGGTACTTTGAGCTACTTGAGTGCCGTCAATGCGCAGGGTTGCTAGGTCGCCCGATATGTCGCCTAGGCTGGTCAGGACGTTTGTGATGGGAGCCGCGTAAGGTGATCCAGTGGCCGAGGTAACAACAGTTCCTTTTGATGCCAATTGATAAGTTGATTGCCCAACTCCGGCCGGGGCAGTAGTGTAGAAAACACCTGCGTTTGTGTTGATATTTGGACTTAGCTCAAGCAGTATTCCCGCCGCAGCATCACTCAGCTTCCGAACCCCCGCAAAAACCTGCGCCTTATCCGTGCCCGGTGTAATCGTGCTGGTGACCATGCCGTCGTCGATGCCATCGCAGCGGAGATACCGTGGAAATGCCGGGCCAGCGTCGTAATCCGTTGCCGTGTTGACGCGCTGGTATGCTGGGAGGCCAACGCCGGTGTTGGTTGCGCGGAGATCGAACCCCCAGTTGTACCAAGTTCCCCCGCCTGTCACAGAAGCCAAGGTTTCGCCATTCCATGCCGATGAATCTCTGGCA